TCAAACCTCTACCCATCGATTGGACTGAAACCCACGGACAAAGGTAAATCCCTTGTTGACGCCAACAACGTTATTCGTGTTATCGGCCGCTATTTTGAATACAAAATTCCCACCGTTCAAATGAGAACGCAAAGTGGTCGAGTTGTCCTGTAGCAGGACCGTGATTTTAGCGTACTGGAGTGAGCCAGATAAATCTGTAACAGCTGTTGGGCTGCTATTTGAAAAAACTACGGTGACATCATTCCTGCCAAATACGTTCGGCGTCGTCTCACCACCGCTATAAACTAGCGATGACAGCGCGTTACCGCTACCGCGCAACGCACTGTTTCCATCAGACACCATCTGCCAGGAGTTCGAACCGGTGTTTGGGGTGCGAACACCGCCGGGAGAACCGCCACGGAATACGCCGCTGGCAAAGCAGCCAACGCAAGAATCGTCCATAAACACTGCATTTCGCTGCGCCGGCCCATAGATAACGCCGTAAACCGCAACGTTTCTGCAATTCCCAAGAAAAACACCGTCATATGTATTAATCGGCTTCGGAAATTCAATGTTTTGGCTATTCGCATTCACCGCAACGATATTTACGATGCCCGTGTCACAGTTCTCTGCTCGCAGGCACTCATAGCTAGGATCGTTAACCGTAACGGAAACATTAAACCCGCTAACTTTCTCAAGCAAAATAGCAGCAGCCCCTGTTGTAGATGCGTCAGCTGGACGTCCGGCAACAGCCGCACTTACACCCGCAATAGTCAGCCATTTAGAACTACTTCCTCCAGAGCGCTGCTTCACTCGAATACAGTTAGGGCTAATCGTCAGAAGATCAGGCGCGCGCGGCTCAAACTGCTGCGAATTACTAATGTTTATGTAATTACCCGAGCAGGTTAGCGAGCCCGTGGAGAACATAGTATTCCCACGATACATAAGCCCGTCAGTGTCTTCGACTTGAACACCGTAAGCGCAAGACCCGGCAGTTAGGGTATCGTAAATTTCAAGATCACCGTAGGGGAATCTATTCTCGGCGGTCGGCGGGAATCGACATACCCAGTTTACGTTTGAAACCTCAAGCTCTTTGATCTTTGAAAGTTTCGTATGTTGGTGGACGCCGGAAGGGCCGATATCCGCGCCTACCAATACGTCTACACCGACACCCTTACAGCGGCTCACTTCCGCCCGATAGGTGCCAGTCAAATCGATTGCACGCTTTGTCGAGGTCGTTCCGCGCCCGCTATTGCTTGCTTGAGCGTCAATAAAAGTCAGGTCGCGGAAGGACGGATTCTGCACCAGTGGCCCACCAGCTTTAGGCGTGAATCCGTTAGCAAAAGCACCATCCATTTTTATTACTGTACCAGCCCACACGCCTATATGATTGGATCCAGCAGCATAAGTAATTGCCGACTTTATGACGTAGACGCCAGACGGATAAATAATCAACTTTCGACTTACAAGCTGGATATCCTCAACTGCCTGAAAGGCCGGCGAGCAATCATATGTGCTTGTGCCTAAGCGTATTGCAGCATGCTCTGCAGCAGGGATGTAATCGAGAATATTTATAGAATACTCATCAAGCACAACGGGCAGTGTTCTGCCACGAAAGCCAATCAAAGCGGCGCCTTTATTTGAATTATTTTTATCGCTTAATTCAAACGCAAGCCCTGTAGCACTTTGCTCTGCAGCAGCAACAGCAACAGGGTTTCCATCTTCATCAAAACTTAATAGTTTCAAAGCGCGCTCACTAACTTCCGGGAGATTCGAAATACCTTCTGCTTCTGTTGGCGGCACCAATAAAGCACGGCCAACATCGCGACGAATTTCTTTCAGTGCTTGCCAGATACGGTCAAAATCCCCATTGATTGTTTCCGCGAGAAAGTCACCATTTTCCTGATAGTCAAATAGGCGCTGGAATGGAACGACAAGGCGGAACAGCAAGTCTCCGGTCGGAGCAACGCTAAATGTCGCCGTGCTGCTGGGGCTGCCCACGCCAGTCAAGGTGAAACCAGAAGTAACCGGGACGTCATTCAGCGTGACAACCAGGTCGCCGGCTTCAAGTAGAAGAAAGGGAATCGGGAATGCCGTGGTCACGCCGTTGGCGGCATACCGCTTGAACGTTGGACCGTCTTGAACTGCCATGGTGAGCCCTCGGGAAATTTGCGGGCTCAGTAATCGACCTGCACTTCGTGCACGCCCGCATCTGGGCGCCAATCGTCACGCCTGGCCTCTGTCGGTTTCCCGACTATTCGCCCGATGCGCACCGGGGTCTGGCTGATCGCGCCGGCGCCGCTGTCGAGGTAGTCGTCTGGCTGGTCGCTGATCGCGGGGTTGAAGTCACGCATCTGGTCCCACAGCGGGCCACGCAGCACGTCGATGTGCGCCCACAGGAACCGGGACGATAGCGGCGGCTCGAAGGCATCAAGGATGCGCTTCTGCTTGTTCTGGCTGCTGTGCTCTTCCCCTACACCGCAACCGGTGCCCTTCAATGCCTGCTTGAGGATGTTCGGCACGAAGCCGCCGGGGCCGTTTGTTTCGACGATCACACGGGGAATGTTGAACTTGATCACCAGCTCACGCACCTGCATAACCTGGCCGCCGATGATCCGGTCCTTGTGGTCAAACTCGGCCAGCTCGCCGGTCAGGGCCTCGGCTACGTGCCAGTAAAGGTGGCCGCGCTGGTCGGTCAGCAGCAGAGTGAATGCCGATGCGTCCGACTTGAGCTTGCCCAGGGAGCAGTCCCAGTAGGCCACGGCACCAACGATCTGCGTGGCGCCAAGCCACATGGAGACGGCGCTGTTCGCCTCCCGGATAACGGGCTGCAGGTCGTAAGGAATGATGCGTGCAGGGTCCAAGCGCACCTCCGTGATGGGCTTGGAATGGAGCTGGTACTGCGAGTCCCATTCGTTGATGGTGCGGGTCTTCTTGCGCCGGTTCGCCAGCTCTTCGGCGTTGAAGCGTTCCGGCCATGCGCTGCCGGCGTAGCAGTCCACCAGGGCGCCGGGCGGGGTGAAGAAGGCGATACCGGTTTTCGTCAGCTGGTAGTCCTGGCCAAGTACCAGCAGCCGCGCATGCTTGCCGATGCCGGAGAACACCACGTCGGGAACAAAGGGCACGTCATAGGCGTGCTGCTTGGCCTCATCAATGCGGTGCTCCTGGGCAAACATGCGAATAGTCAGGCAGTCGGCGCCTAGCCCTTCGATTTCGTCGTACAGGCTGTCATGGGTGTGCGGGGTGCCAATGAACAACTGGCGCGCCCCCGGAACCATGATGTGGATCTGCTCGCCCAGGCGATAGCGCATCTTCTCGCGCGCTTCCGGTGTCTGGATGTTGCGCGGCACCTCGACGTCATCGTTCTGGCATTCGTCCGCGCGGGCCGATGTGACGTTGGACAGGATGCCCTTGGCGAACATGCTGGCATTGCGGTAATCGACGGCGCCGATAACCCACCACTGTTCGACCGTACCCTGCCCCTGGGGCAGCAGGTGCCGGGTCAGTGGGTGGTTGCGGATAACGTTCTGCGTGTCGCGGCTGGTCTTATAGGCGGTGGGGTCAGACTCCGACTGGTGCAGGATGCGATAGGTCGGGTCTTGGTAATAGCGCCAGGCGTTGTACACGGCCAAAAGCGTGGACTTGCCGAAACCACGGAAACAGCGCAGCACGGCAAGATTGCCGCGATGCTCCAGCCAGTAGCAGGCGCGAACGTGTATGTCTGGCACGGCCCAGCGCATGCGCCGGGCCCACATCAGAAAGAAGACGAGGAAGGAGACCTTCGGCTCAGTGGACATGCCCGCCCTTCTGTAGGCGCTCTAGGATGGCCTGGGCCTCGCGCTCAGCAGCGGCAAGCTCAGAATCGAGCTCGGCGTCTACATCCGGATCACTGGCCGGCTTTTGCCGGTTGAGCATGCCGGTGATGTTGACCACCTTGAGTAGCAGGGTCATGGTCGCGGCGGCGTTCTTCTTGGACCAGTAGCGGTCCCCGCGCTCGTCCTTGGTCAGCTCGGCCAGGGGCTTGCCGGCACCGGGCCAGCCGGCCGGGTCGGTTTCCTCTATCACGACGTCAGCCAGCCCCTCGCTGAGCATCTTCATGCGCTGCAGTTGATCGTCACGCATATCAGCGGCCTCCTACTGCTGCGCCAAGGTTTGGCCCGCGCTCTGGCACGGCCTCGCCCGGCTCCCACCAGTACTGCTGCCCGAACTCTTTCTTGGCGCGGCGCTCCATGCGGCGCAGATAACCGGGCGAGAAGTATTCCTGCAGCTGATGGAACACCATGTGATCGACCGCGGCCTTCGTGTACCAAAGGTTCGCGCCAGGGATGTGGCTTTTGGCGAAGCGCACCAGGTTGGCACCGGTTGCGTCGAAGTCAGCAGCGCCGGCCATGTCCTTCAGCTTGAAAATGGATTCGATATCGCCGGCAATCGGGCCGCCCAGCGTTGCCAGGGCAGACGAACCATGGCTTGTGGTATCGGAGAACAGGAAGTCGCCATAGAGGCCCAGGGCGCCGCCCTTCATCATCGAGGCCAGGCCGAAGCGCAGGCCGGGCACGCCCAAGGTGCCATCGTCGGTAATGTCTTTGGGATCCCGGCCGTTTGCTATCTCGTTGAGCTGAATAGCCATGCCGCCAAGCACGGTGGTGGTTGCGGTCAGTGCTGCCAGGTACTTGGCTTTCCCCCAGCCAGGCTGCGCCATAGCTCGCGACCAGTGCCGGCCCATCATGGCAATGGCGAAGCTCTTGAACTGCCAGAAAGACCGAACCAGCTCACCCTTGACGGTGCCGCGCTGGATGCCGCCAAACATGAAAGCCTTCTCGCGCGCACCAGGCTCAATGATCGCCATGTTTGTCTCGTCCAGCACCGTGCCCAGCAACTTGGTCGCGGACTGATCGCGCAGGCGCTGGGGCGTGGTACCGAGCTGCTGAGCCAGAGGGGTAAGCTCCGCATCGGTCAGGCGGTAGATGCTGCCGGCGGTCAGCACGGTGTCACCGCTGCCGCGCCAGTCCTCCGGCTGTGCCAGGCGCCATACCTGCCAGTCGGTCTCGGTGATGCCCTTGCCTTCCAGGCGCGCACGGTCGGCGGCATCCATGGCGGTCAGGGAGTCAAAGCGGCGCGACATGTCGCCCAGGGTATCCATCATCACCGCGCCAAAGGCACGCTGGCTGCCGGCGGTCAGCGCATTCATGCCCGACACCTGCATGACCTTGCTGGCAGCGGCCTGCGAATACTTGGCCGCTCGCCCGGAAATGGCCTCAGTCGAACCCAAGCCATCGGCACCAAAGCGGTTCAGGCTGCCAATCAGCTGGTTCAGGCCAAGTCCGGCGCGCATGGCCAGGCGCCGGTCACCCGCATCAGCCGGGTTGAGCATGCGCATTTCGTTGGCGAAGACCTTCATCACCGGCATGCCGTTCATGGCTGCAGTGAGGCCAAGCGTGCCCTGATCTGTCACGGACGTGATGACAGCCGAGCCAAGGCGGCTGGCGACGTTCAAGGCCCGGTAGGTGTCAAAGCCATTGGCCAGGCCAGGCGATGCCGGCGGCTCGCGGGTGCCGGCGACTTCCTCGTAAAGATATTCAACCTTCCGGCGCTGCTTGGCGGTCTCCGGGCTGTTCTTGGGGTTGGCCATATCCATTTGCTGCTGCGCGCTGTCGAGGAAGAAGCGCATCTGGTTGTTGGGGTTAGGGCCCAGCGCTTCGACCAGGGCAATATCCCGGGCGGCGCGGTCGACGTGACCGATCATCAACTCCAGCAGGTTCTTTTCCCCGTAGGCCTTCTGGGCGGCAATAAAGCTTTCTGCGTCCTTGTAGTGGATCTGCCGCGACTCGCTGCCTTGGTTGGCGCGGGCGCCGTTACCGGATGCTTGCCCGGGCGTGACCTTGTTGATGCCGCCAGTGGCCAGGGTCTGCCAGGCGTGGCCGAGGAACTCGGTCAGCTCGGCATCGTTCATGGGGGAGCCGTCTTCCTTCACGTACTTTGCGCGGTTCGCCCATTTCAGGTGGTCGCTGACCCAGGCGTCCTGGCTCTTGGCTACCTTGACCTGTGAGTGGTCGCGCGGCATGGACCAGTCTTCCAGGAAGCCCACGTCGCCGCCGGCACGGTTGAAGCGCGTGCGCAGGGACTCGGCCACATCCTTGAATGCTTTGGCTGCTGTCTTTGCCGTAGCGCTGCCGCTGTCCTGGCCATGCAGTTCGCGCACAAGCGCCAGGTTGCCGGTCTCGTCCTGCAGCAACCCCATGAACTTGCCCTTGGTCTGATCGATCACGTCGAGCATGCGCGACATGGATTCATCGCGGATGGCGCGGCCCGCCGATTCAATCGATTGGATGCCGCTCTTACCATCGGCCGAGAACGCCAGCAGCCGATCAAGCCCTTCAAGGGGCTGATCCGGGAAGCGCTTCATGTAACTGTCGATGCGGTCATGGGCCAGGATGGTCAGCGCAACGCGCTTCTTCTTGAGGCCCTGCTCAGCGACCAGCTCGCGCGCGGCGGCATCGGCGGCTTCACTCAGTCGGTCGGCGGCAGTCTTGGTCTGCCACTGCGGGTCCTTCTGCGCAAGCTGCCGCATGTTGCGGTTTATGCGGTCTTCAATGCCTTTGATTTCGGCCTGATTGAGCGTTCGGCCTACGGCCTGGGTTACGGCCTGGATGCATTCGGGGCGCATGGCTTGCCTCCTGTTGGGATGGAAGCAAGCCTATGAGTGTGATGGTGGCGGTTTCCCGACTATTTCGCGGCGCCGCGCAGGCAGACCGTGGTGACGTATTCCTGCAGGCCAGCAAGTGCGATCAGTCCTTCGTCACCGTCTGCGGTGATTCCGATAATTCGTTGACCATGCGCTGGGTCAAGTTCGGCTCTCGCTTCTGCATCATCCACGCCGGGGGCGGTGCTGGCGGTTCGCACAGTAGGACAACGGGCCTTGACTGACAGCCGGCGCCGGCCATCAGCAACATCAGCACGCAGCTTTTTGATATCAGCTTGGGCATTGGTCAACTCCGTGGTGTGCTTGGTATCCAGCTCGAGCAGCAGGCGCTGGGTGTTGCGGCGAGATTCGGCGGCGGCCTCGAGCGTGGCGACCTGGTCAAGTGCGGCGTCGACGTCACGGGCCTGGCCCTGGATCTTCTGCCAGCCGCCATAGATCAGCAGCAGGCAGGCCACCAAGGCGGCGATCAGGTATCGGGTCACTTGCTCCACCAGCCAATAGCGATGGCACGGCACACCCTGTTTCCGGCGAATGGAGGGCGAATGACAAGGCACCGGCCGCGACGGTCTGTGCCTGTCTCTTTTGTGAAGCCGCGATCAACCAACGGTGCGCCGGCAGCTTGTCCGCATTTGGCGATGTACAGACGACCTAAGCAGTAGGTGTTCATGGGTTTCCCTCGGGTTATTGAACTGACATGCACTGCTGGTAGCGCTTTAGCTGCCGATCCCACACACCCCAGCAGCGCCGGTTCGGCTTGCCATTGATCGTGCTCGAGCAGTCATAGCCGGCGGCATATCGCCAGTTGAGTAGGGCCTTGCATGCGCCTACGTAATCGCCCTTAAGTAACCAGGTGCGCGGTGACTTCGGTTTGCGCCAGTTGCCAATGCCGTACTGGCCGGTGAAGTCTTTGTAGAGGTCGTATTCTTCCTGGTACAGCTTTACCCCTGGCAGCGAGGCCTTGAATCGCCGCTCTTCCTCGCTGTGCAGCGCCCTGGCAAGTTGCTCGGCGCGCTGGCGGGTGATGGGCGGGTCTGCCAGGGTTACGCGCGTACCGTCTTCGTAGCGGGTTGAGCCGTGGCCAATGGTCGGTACGTCGCCCTGGGTTGGAATGTGCGGTGCAAGCAGGTCGACGCCGTTCTGCTGCACTACCGGGCTGTCGCCCTCACTTTTGATCCAGGCGCCGAAGCCGGCCAGGCTGAGCGACAGCGCTACGACAGCAACGCGATTGCGGATGCTCACGGGCGGTTACCTTCAAGCCCGCAACGCTCGCGCAGCGCTTCAATTCTGGCGGCGCTCTCGGCCTGCTCGCGCTTGTCGCGCCGGTGGGAGAAGTAGTAATTCATGGCCAGGCCGGCTATGGCGATGAAGACACCAGAAAGGCCTATCCAGTTGACCTGGGAGAGCCAGCCGACGAAGCCGGCGGCGGCGCCGACCATCATCCCCTTGTTGGCCACCGAGGCCCCCACAACTTCGATAAGGCCTTCCGGTGCATGGTTCGACATCTGTCCACTCCTGACTGGGGCGCGCATGTTTGCCTCCAGGGATCAAAGAAAGCCCCGCACGGTGGCGGGGCATCGATGACGGGCAGGATGATGGCCTATCGCTGTCGGATTCCCGACTATTTGACCCCGCGCTGCAGGAAGCAGGCAGCGGCTGCAGCGAAGCCCTGGGCGTCTTGCTGGGCGCGCTGGATGTCGGCGTCGGCCTCGGTCAACAGTTGACGCGCTGAGACGGTGACCGGCTTACCCTCGACGTCGAAGGCTCCGGTCGGTATCTGCATGTCATCAACCCGCGCCATGATTTCGCTGGCGACCTGCACGGCTGGATCATTGGCTGCATCCGCTGCGCCGGCAGGTTGCTGGGCTGATGCAGGATTGGGCTCTGCTGTTGCAGTTTTGGCGCCACGTGTCGCGCTATTCGCGGGCTGTGATGCACTTTCTGCCGGTGCTGATGCATCAACAGGACGGCCAACTTCCAACTTAATAGGCTCGGGCCTGGCTTCGAGCCGGTCTAGGTCATCAAGGATGCGGCTGATTTCCTGGCGGGCCACCTGGCTGATGCTCTGGCGGTTGGCCTCCACCACGCCATCGGCCAAAGGCTTGCGCTTAAAGCCCTGCTCTATTTCGTCAGCCCGCGTACTGACGCGCCCTTCAAAGGCCTGTGGCAGCTCCCCACGATCAAGCGCTGCAAGGTCGGCGCGCGCCTGCTCTGCGTTGCGGTTGGTGTTCAGGCTGTCATTGATCGAGGCTTGGCGCTGGGCGATCTGCTCGCGCTCGGCGGTTATTTCCTGCCGGGCTGACGCCTCGGCCTTCTTGCGCGACTGCCCCTGATCCTGGAATGCCTTGGCTCGCTCGCGGAAGGTCGCGTCTATCCCATCAGCCGTGCGCTGCAGCGTGGCCAGTTCGGCCTTGAGGTCCTTCACGTTCGGCACGATGCCAGCGGCCTGCTGCTCAAGCTGACTGCGGATCGCCGGCTCTACATCCGTGCGGGCGCTGGCCAGAACTTCCTGGCGCATCGGTGCGGCCGGGACCAGGTCGTCAGCGGCACGCAGAAAGTCAGCGCTATGGATGCTTTCCGGCAGCGTCACCGGTTCCCCGCGGCTGATCTGCTCAATGGCCGTGCGCAGCGCCTCCTGATGCGCAACGGCGGCGCGCGGCGTGGTAGGCACACCAGGGGCTGTACCCACGTCGAAGTGCTGAGCGTTGTTCTCGGTCAGCGCTGCTTGCACCTGCTCAGTCGTAGGGGCTCGCATGCTGGCGCGGCCAATGCCGAAGAACGCCGCACCAAGCACGGCATCAACGGCAATGGCCGTGGCGTCCATCGCCTTGTATTGCGCGGCCTGGGCGATGTATCCGCCACCCTCCAGCAGTTCGCCTGTCAGGCCGCGACCAGCAGCGCCCAGTGCCACGTTAGCGCCCACGGCAATGGCAAAGTCACCCAGCACCGGCTTGACGAAGCGGGCGGCAGGCAGCACTGCGCCGACGCCAACGGTCGTTGCATCGATCACGCCCTTGAGCGTGGCGGTGGATTCGTCCAGACCCTCGGCCATGCCCACCTGCTTGCCTGAATAGCCAGCAGGCGCGCCAGCAGCAACGGCGCCCGCGATAGGCCCGCCCATCAAAGCGGCTGCAGCGGTACGCGGCAAGATGGCAGCGGCCTCGCCGATGATCTGCCCGGCCATGCCAACACTGGCAGGGTCTGGCCGAAGTTCCATAACAGCATCGGCCGTGCCCTGCCCCAGGGTTTCCTGGCTGGAACGCTCCGCGCTGGTGACGTCGACCTTCCCACCGAACTTGGGTTCAGGCAGCAGCATGGCGGCGGCGCCCTCAAGCCCTGCTTGCCACAGCGACGAGAAACCGGACTCGATAGCAGCGCCAGCCTCCAGGCCACCACGCATCAGGCCGGGGCCGATGACATCCAGCGAGCCAGTGAAGAAGCCGGGCGCCAGTTGCTCGGTGGTCGTATCCAGGCGCTGGGTCTGGCTCAGCGCTTCGTTTTCATCGACCAATCCATCAAGCCAGCTCATTTGATGATCACCGTCATGGGTTGATTCGTGTTCGGGTCCAGCTGCACGCGACCGGCATTTAGCAGGTAGTAAGCCCCCTCGCGCCCCGGTACTGGCGACAGTGGCATGTCTTCCAGTTGGCCCAGCGGGAAGCCTGATCGCTTGGCCAGGCCTTCAAGCTGGCCGTCGACCACGGCATCAAAGGTGTCGTCATCCATGTTGTATGGCTTCACCACCTTGGCGCCGGCCCGCTCACCAATGCCGCCAGTGGCAAGCTGAACAGCTTCTTCGACAAGACCATCATCCGTAAAGCTGTCCTCATGCCGAACGCCGCGCGGCCCGGCAAGGCCTGCATAGATCGATTTGAACGCGGTGTAGGCCTGCTCGCGCTGCGGCGTACCGCTGGCGATAGATCCACCGACCTGGGCATCAAAGGCCAGGCGTAGCTCTTGCTCGCTCGGCATCGGCGTTGATTTGTCTGTCAGCACTTTGCTGCCGGCCAACAGCACCTTGGGCACGTCAGTGCCGTCAGCGCCCTTGAGGCCGCGAAACTGGGCCATGCCTGCAAGCATGGTGGCGGGTTCATCAGCGGCGATGGGGGCTAGCGCGGCGGCGTAGTCAGAGCCAGACGGCGCAGAGGCGGCAAGCGCGCTCAGCACCTGCAGCTTTGAGCCGTCATCGGCCTGGGACATGAACGCCTTAAGCATGGTGGCTTCTTCTGGTCGCCAAGGGTTGCGCGCGACCTCTGTGCCGTACTGCTTGCGCAGGGCGTTGACCGTGTCGAAGCGTTGAGCGAGCTGAGCGCCAAGCTGTTGCTGGCCTTCTGGCGTGGCAATACCGGCCAGGTCCAGCGGTGGCACATCCTCGCCAGTGCGCAGGGCATTGAATGTTAGCGGCTGTTCCTTGAGCAGCTTGATGTTTTGGTCTACCGCCGACTGCAGGCGCTCGACATTGGCCTGATCGGCAACACTGGCACCGCTGGCGGCCATCTGCTGGCGTTTCTGCTCCAGGTATCGCACCTGCTCGCCAATCGGCTGGCGCAGCAGACCTTGCACCTCGTTCATCTGCGCAACGCGGTCGTTGTATTCAGCGGCCATGGACGTACCCGACAAGGCTGCTTTCCAGCGCTGCTGATCGGCGGGCGTCGGCGGCAAGCCGCTGGCGGCCTGCTTGTCCATCTGATCCAACACGCGCATGCCTTGCAGCTCGCGCATTTCGGCCTGGCGCTGCTGCTGCTCCTGCACCTGGAAGATGCGGCCGGTGACGGTGTTCAACAGCTGGTTGCGCTTCTCCGGGTCTAGCTTCTTGGCGTAGAAGCCATCTTCGGCGGTTAGGTCGCTTTCGATTTCGCGCAGTGTGTCCAGGCCGTTGCGCGCACCGATCACGCGCTGGGTGGCGTGCGTGGTCCAGTTATCGTCCTTGAACTCCTGCTTCTTGCTGGTCCAGGCTTCACCCCAGGCCAGGCGCCCAGCAAGGTCGATATCTTCGGCATCCATGCGGGCGTTGATCTGGTCGATGTTGGCACCAGGCAGGGCGGCATCCTTGCCGAGCATGTCCATACGGCTGACCAGGTCAGCCTTGGCCGACTCAACACGCGCACCGGCGGCAGCCTGGCGCACGTAATCCAAGCCGCCGTTCTGCAGCCGCTTGAGCGAGTTACCCACCTCGCCCATGGTCACCTCGTCCAGGCCAGGGGTTTCGAGCGGGTCAAGCTTAGCCACAGCTGCTGTGTAGGCTTCCTCGGCCTTGTCATAGCCGACCTGACCCATACGCATCTTCTCGGCGATGTCGGCGCCTATGGTCTTGAGCTGCGATTCACGATCGATAAGCGCGTTGCTCGCCTTCACACGGGCCAGGGCCTGATCTTCTTTGTTGCGCTGGTTGAGCATGTCCATGGCCACGTTCTGGACAGTGCCGGCCAGCGCTTGGGCGCCGCGGTCGTTTGGGTCAATCGTGACGACGCGGCCTTGCTCTGCCACAGGAACAGAGCGCCCGAAGTTGCCCAGCGGGATCTGCGCCATTACATGTTCCTCACGTATGCGGGGTTCGTGTTCAGGGCGTTACCCTGGCCCTGCTTGTTCACGCCTGCCGCGCTGCCCTTCCAGCCTGAATAGGCCGAAGCACCGCTTTGCAGAAGCGTCGACGCAGCCTGGCCGTACGCGTTGGCCTGGGCCTGCTTGCCGGCCTGCCGGTAGTTGGATGCGTCAGCGTTGAGGCGCTGCGCACGGTTGGCGCCCCCGAAGATCGTTAACGCAGCATCCTGCTCAGCGTTGCCGATGATTTCTTCGTTGATGTTGATCGCCGTGCCTTCGCCGGTATCCACCCCAGACGCGGCCAATGATGCGTTGGCCTGGCTGGCCTGCGTTCGCGCAAGCTTCCTGATCCGCTCTGCCTGAACAACGGCGGCGCTTCTCTCGGTGTTTGCATCGGCCACGGCCTGATCCGCCTGCGCCTGTGCGTTCAGGTTGGCCTGCTTGCCGGCTTGTACCGTCGAGTAAGCGGAGAAAAGTGAAGCCCCAACGGTTGCAACGATCAGCGCTGTTTCGACGCCCATCTCAAATCTCCTTTGTGAACAGAGGCCCCGAGAACTGCATTCCCATCGCCTCATAAAGCCGGGTGGTGCCCTCGACGTTGACGTTCGTGGCAATGCCCATGTGCAGGTACTTCGCGCCCTTGATGCGCGCCCACTCTTCAAACGTGCGTATCAGCTTCACGGCCAGCACGCCGTTGCGTCGGCTTGGCTCAATGAATACCGAGTAGTCATAGGCAATCAGGTCATCGCTAAACCACTGCTCGGTTACCGCGCCAGCCATGCCGCCAACCACCACGCCGTCCACCTCTGCAACGAACACCACGCCGACACCATCGATCAGCTGTCGAATGAAGCGCTCGGCCTTGCCAGCGTCAAACCGCAACAGCGCGTAACTGCTGGTGGCGTGCAGCAGCGTGCCCAGCTCGATGATGCGTGGGATGTCGGCATGGGTAGCGGGTCTGATCATGGCGATGGCCTCAGTCGTTGAATGTAAGTTTCTTGATGACGGACAGCAGGTGGAACGGCAGGGGCTGGTCTTGCTCGATCAGTAGCTGGGCCTGGCCACGCTCCCACCCGAGCTTTTCCAGCCGGTGATCACCAGTAAATAGCGCGGGCGGGCGATCCAGAATGCTGGGGCCCAGGTTGCGGAAGGCAATGGTCTGGCCGTTCAGCTTGCAGCCGATGGTTTCGTGGAATCGCAAGGTCACTTCACCGATGCGCATGCTGTTGCCCTGCATACTGCCGGTGGCGCCCTGGACTTCGGGGGTAAGCGTCTTAATGGTGGTCTTGTAGTGCAGACCGATCTGTACTGCGAAGGCATCACGCGGCAACGTGACTTGGCCGCCCGTAACGACCTGTGGCTGCATGACCACGCCATCGGCGACGATGTCGACCAGCCTGCCTTCCAGATGGCCGAGGCCAGACCAGGTATCAGCACCGCCGACACTGGTGCCGGTGATGCCACAGTCGACGCTCACGGTTTTACTGAACCGCTCCACATAGCGCACGGTGTTGCCGTTGACGGTGCGCCTGACGATGCACCAAACCTGCTCGCCTTCTTCGGTCGGTATGGTGGCCACGGACTCAAATACACCATCGGTGGTCTGCCTGGCCCAGCCAACCACGTCTTGATCTCGGTCAATGGTCAGGGTGGCCATCACGCCGTCAGCGCGAACCAGAAACAGGATGGATTCCGGCTCCTGCTGGTAGGCCATATCGGTAATGCCGCCCTCGGTGATGTGCTCGGACAGCACCGACATGTCAGGCGAGCCGTAGGCGTCCGAGTCGTACTTGTAGGCCATGGCACGCAGCTTGCGGTTGGAGCGCTGAATGAAATACAGCTCGTTGCCAATCCGCACGGGGCGCACGCGATTGCAGCCATATACCGACTGGTTCTTAACCTGGATGTTGGTTGGCGTGATGGGCTTCTCGACGCCGCCCGTCATGCTGAACTCACCGCCATAGGTGAGCGCGATCAGCACCTTGATCTGCGCAAGGTGCGATATCGGGTTGATCTGGTCTGACGCCACAGTGAAGGACATGGCGTCATCGTCACGGGTGCCCAGTTCGAAGTTGAGGTACTCGCCTGTACGGCTCAGCCATACGGTTTGCGGGTAGTTGATGGAGCCACCACAGGCCAGGCGCTGCTCGTACAGGGTGCCGGTGGACGGGTAGCCATCCTCTGCATTCCACACTGACGACTCCAGCGACCAAGCGTTTGCAGTCGCGCCGATCACGGATGTCAGCGCCGACTTGATGACGCCCTTAACCACCGTAGGACTGGTGTAACTGGTGATCTGCACCAGGCCATCATTGATCTTGACGTACTTGCCCACGTCACCAGCGCGCCAGCCGGCAAGAGCAGCAGTACCGTCAGATGTCAGCGTCATGTTGATGACCTTGCCGACCGGGTCCTTCGCTTCTGCCGTGTTGGTGGCTTGCGGCGAAAGGGTCATTTGCCAGGCGGCCAGCGCCGTGGTGGCAAACGCAGTGATCACCTCGACGGTGACCACGGTTGCGCTGGTGTATGCGGTGATTTCTGCAATGCCACCGCCGGCCACGATCTGCCGGCCTACGTCACCCGCCAAGAAGGCACTGGCGCTCGACGTAAAAGTACGGCCTGTGCCCACCGTTGCATCGCTCAGCGTGGCGCTGGTGGCGAACTTCAAGCCAGACTCAGCGAACGGCACGGTCACGAACGGAGCTGCAGCCAGAGTCCATTCGGTATTGGTGACGCGGCGCAGGCGATAAACAGGCACCTGCTGGTTGAAGATGAACATTGTGTCGGCGCCCTGGACGTATTCCAGGTCATCGAGCATGGCCTCGGTGTAAGGGCTTACCAGCTCAAGCGGAACGCCTGGGCTGCTCTCGATAGGCGCGCCAGTCGGGAAAAAGAAGCGAACGTACAGGTCGCCAAACTCAACGATGTAAGCCTGGGACTTGTTGAAGACGTAGGGAATCAGGCGGCTGCGCTTGTTGGGGAACTTCGCGGATGCGCAGAACAACGTGCCATCGCGGCGGATTGCACCACCGTGCACCAGGGGCCAGCAGTTCTCCATCAACTCCGCGCCGTTCTGATAGCGCGCAATGTCGACGCGACCAAGCATGCGCGGCGAGACCTCACCGGCGGTGAAGTTGGTTTGCAGAAGGGTTATACGTGGCATTACCAGCCGCCCCCCATGCGTGCTTGCAGCAGCGGGAAGTCACCAAGGGTCTGGGGCGGCTCTTCCTGCCCATCCACGGCCTTGGCCATGCGCAGCGCCATCTGGAACTCTTGCATGCGCGATTGCTCCATGGACGCTGACTGCGTGATGGCGTAAGCCAGGCGTGCGGCCATGGCCAGGGTCATCAGCTCGATAAGGGCATCGTCCCAGGTGTTTTCCACCTCGTTGCGGAAGATGTAGCGCAGCTCGAGCACCGTGGTGTTGGCCTGGATCTGCCGGCCTTCCAAGCGGTAATCGATCTGGCAACCGCCCTCGGCCACGTCAAGCACGCGCAGGCAGTCGGACGGCAGCTGGAACTGTTGGTCGTAGCCGAATGCTGGCGGGGTTGCATCAGGTGAAAGCACCAAGCGCTTTACCGCGCAGTTCCATGGGTGGGAACGCAGCAGCTTGTTTCGTACGGTCGGGTACAGGTTGGCGCAGAGCTTGGCCCGGTCCAGGGCGTCAGCATCGCTGAACGAGTTGATTGTCTGGGCCCCGAGCATCAGCAGCGCATTGGAGCAGATAGAAACGGCTGTGGTCATGAATTTGGCTCCACATAAAAGAACCGGGGCACATGGCCCCGGTTGAACTCAAGCCATCCCTGGCAGGCGTGATCAGTTGCCGTCGCTGTACTGCGCCTTCAGCGCTACGGTGCCAGCAGAACCGGCTGCAGCCGTCAGGGTTACCGCGATGTCGTACTGCTTGCCGGGGTCAGCAGCCAGCCCCAGGGCTTGCCACAGCGGCTTTTCAACGTCAGCCAGGCCGAATCCGGCGCCAGCGTCTGCGGCGTCCGCTTCGTGGGTAACGTCCTGATTGACCAGGGCAGTGGCCAGCGACTGAGCCGAGGCGAAGAAGTCGACGTCAACAGCGGCGCCGGCATTGACCGCGGCGACGTCATAGAGGCCAACGTCACCGGCACAGGTGGTGATCGCATCGCACGACAGCAGAACGCGCGAAATACGGTCGCCGGAGCCGATGCGCACCAGGCGGTATACCGAACCGATGGAGTCACCGCTTACAGCCTCGATGACGCCCAGGGATTCGCGCAGCCGGCCACCGTGGGTCTTCTGCGCGGTCAGGGTTTGCGGGAGCGCGTCACCAGCGGTGACGGCAGTGGATTTGGTGGTTACAACAGCCATGGTTCATTGCTCCTGTGACTGATCAGAGAGAGGCCGGGCCGCTTACGCGGCTTCGGTCACCGAAATTTCCACGACCTTCTCTTCCTCGACCCGCACAGCGCCGATGCTCATCTTGGCGTAGATACGGACGTTGAAGCCCTTGCCCGGGTCTTCACCAACTTTGGTGGTGATGTCCGCGCCTTTGCCCAGGGTGACGCCCGACTTCGCCCACGCGTACAGCTTGCGGGTGCTGCCGTCATACGGGGTGCGCTCGCTGGGAATCCAGGTAAAGCCCATCCAACGGCCTTCGACGTCGCCTTCCTGCAGGAACTTGCCGGCCAGATAGTCAGCGCTGGTCAGGGTGGCGTCGGCGAGAATGTCGGCAGCCGCGGCGGCGGTGTAGCTGATGAACAGCTCCTCGCCGTTGTGGTTGTCCGCCTCGTTACGACGGAACAGCTTGCGGGCCTGGATGATCTTCGCCTTGGTCAGGCCGGTACCGCCCACGGCGATCTTCTGCGCGGTCGGCAGAATGATGTTGCCGGTGGTGGCGCGGGAGTTGCCGCCAAGCGAGCTGATGATCACGTCATCCTTGGCGCGGTTGAGCGAGGCAACCATGGCCTTGACGTACTCCGACGTCGGATCGGTCAGCATGCGGATCTTGTCCTGATCATCAACCATGTCGCCGTCTTCCCAGTCGAACAGGTCGACGAAACGGGTGCTGTGCGGTTGATCGTTGATCGGGGTGTCACCGTGGCGCTGGGTGCGGCGCTTCGCAGTGCGCTGGCCCAGGCGGTTGATGGACTTGGACATGCCGACGATGTTCGGTTCGATGCTGACGTGCGGCTCGAAGCGGGACTTCATCTGCTGTGCCAGGTGGCGGAAGTTGTCAGCGTACTGCTGGACAAAGGCTTCAGTGATCTGGAAAGACATGTGATGCACTCCAAAAGGAAACGGGGTTCATGCCTGGCAGGGTGTCCACGGTGTGGGCCTGTATTTCCTGGCGTGCATCGGCTGTGCTGCGCCTCGGGGCTTTCCGGGTGTCTGCATGCCATCGCAGGCCGGCCCATTGCTGAGATGCCTGCGATGGTTATGCACCGAGGGTGTCGGTTTCCCGACTATTTGAGGCGGGAGGTGCCGGAGGGGTAGCGGGAGGCGTAGAGCGAGTCGAGCTGGCTTTGAATGGCTTTGCGCTTGGGGTCTTCGACGGACAGCGCCTGCAGCTGCTCGCGCAACTCGGAGGTCTTCACGGCAAAGTCGGCGTCAGTAACCGGGTTGCCACCGGCCACCGGCACGTCTTCGCGCAGCTCCTTGCCGATGTTGGCGGCGAACGCGACGAAGTCCGGATCGTTGCCGTATTTGCTCATGAGCTTGTCGAAGCTGCCCAGGCCATTGCCGTCATTGGCGAACGCTTGCACCGCACGATAGGACGCCTGAACGTTCTGGCTCATGTCCTGGTCCGTCTTCCAGTGCTCGCGCAGCGCAGCAGATGCCTCCTGCGCGCTCAGCGCGGCGCCACCCTCGACCAGTGCAGGTGCAGCCTTGAGGTATTCCCCCAGCACGTACTCGACCTGGGCATTGGTCAGGCCCTTGGCATGGGCACCCTTGAGGAATGACTGGGTGTTTTCGTCGGCCTTGAACTCGTCCCAATTGAAGCCCTCCACTTCCAGCTTGGGCGCGTACTCGTCGGCACTCTTGGGTGGAACGTCACCGCCGCCCAGGCGCTTTTCAAGGTGGCCGTAGGACTCGGCCAGCTTGCGGCTGGACTGCTCCAAGTCGAGCGAGCCATCAGCACCCATGACGCGGTACTTCTCGGGGATGAAGTCGGGTTGTGCGCCCTGATTCAGCAGCGTGGCGGCAGGATCAGCGGCGGGCGGGGACGCCGGGGCAGCGCCGCCACCTTCGCCGCCCTCTGCGCCGGCCTCGGCCATCAGGTAGAACAGCGGGAACATGAAGCGGTTAAATCGCATGGGTTAATCCTCTTGCTGGTTTTCGTTGGGATCGCTGACGCCGCTGGCGCGGTTGATGCGCAGCAGGATGTGGTCAAGCACCTCGCGGTGCCCGGCCTGCATGTAGGTCTTGAGGATGGCGTCGATGCCGCCGGAGGTAACCGCGTTGCGGGCGAAGCGCTGAATCAGGATCTCCAGCACCAAGCGGCCTTCGTGGTGATCCTCGAACACCCGCTTGAACATCGCGTCGGTCTGTTCCGGGGTCATGCTGCACCTGCCTGTTTGGTTGCGGCCTGCATGACCTGTTGCTGCATGGCGGCCTGCTGTTCCTGCTGCTGGGCCGCTTGCAGGTCAGCCGCTCGCTGTTCGCGCCGGGCCTCGACGTTTGCCTTGCTGCGGATGACGGCGCCAGGCACGCCCAGGGCCTCACCACGGATGCGCTGTGCTTCGTCCAGGTCGACGTTGTCCATCACGCTCGGATCAACCTGTGCGGCGACCAAGGCACCCTGGACGTATTGATCGATGGCGGTGACCTCTTCGAGCTTCTGCGAACGCGCCAGCGGGCTGATGTACCGCACGTTGTAGTTGCGGCCGGCCAACGACTCGGGGGCCTGGCCAAGCACGCCGGCACGGTAAGCGATGCCAAAGCACCGCGTGATCATGGGCTGCAGGTACTCAGCCTGCAGGCGGCCATACACCGGGCCGAGCAACTGACGGATCAGCGCGACACGCACGTGCACCTCGGTCGCGGTCATCGCCGGGCCATCCTGGGCCTGGAGCTGATCGGCCATCAGGATCTTGCGGATGCTGGCCTGCAGGCGCTGAATCTTGTTGTCGCTGTACTGGAAGTTCGAACCGCTCTGCAGCGGCTTCATGCTCTCGACGCTGTTGGCTACGATGATCTTGCGCGGGCCGACCTTGACCGTGCGCGGGTTGAGCACGCCGTCATCCTCGGCGATCCACATGCCGGCGATGGCCAGGTCACCGGCTGCCAAGTCCATCTTGCACAGCTCGTTGAGCGTGCGGGCATCGGGCAGCGCGTCGAGCACAGGACCGACCGCATACACGCTGTCAGGGATCAGCATCCAGCGCGGCACAACGACCGGCATTTCGTGATAACCCGACTCACGCACCATCTGGCGTGCTGCAACCTCGACCTGGCAGGACGCGATCGGCATGTTCTTCGCCATGCGGGCGCCGACCATGTACGTGCTGCGCGGGTAGATCGCGTGCACGAAGTCGACCATTTCGCTTGGCTTGTCCTTCGCCAGCTTCTTGGTGCCTTCGCTCAGGGCCTCGCCAAACTCGTTCAGTGCCTGCTCGGCGGTGAGCTTGTAGGTGCGATACACGGTATCGATGCGCCCGCCCGACTTGGATGCCGAGCAGTACACGCTGGAGATAGGCCACAGGTCGAAGGTGTACCCGCCCTTCTCCCGGTCCTCGTCGATGTAGAGCACGAACCACCCAGCGTCGACAACGTCGATCAGGCCCTCGAAAGCGGCCGCGTCGAAGTTGCTGGCGTGGATGTTCTCCCAGATGAACTTGCTGGCGTCATCCAGCCAGCGGCGCTCGTCTTCGGTCTCGCCGCCAACGTCCATGCCGAACCAAAGCGAGTTTGCCGGCGTCATGCCGCCCATGATCGCGCTGGCCAGGATGCGAGAAGCGTCGGTGGTGGTGGAGTCGATCAGCCGTGCGCGGCGCCGAAGGGCCTCGTCGGCGGTCATAACGTCCGAGTAGAACCCGGAACCGCGAATGGGGTGCGTGTAGTCGTAGCAGTCCCGCCAGACCGTCTCATGCGGGGTGCGCAGCGACTTCAGCGTGCTCAGCGTTTTGACGATCTGATCGGGGTTCATGAGCCTAGAGTTCTCTTGCCACCTGCGAGGACGGAATCAACGCCAGCCGCGCCGCCGGATGACAGCAGGCTGCTTTCACCGCGGCGCTTCTTGCGCAGTGCGGTTTCCTCGTTGGCTTTCTTGGCTGCTTCGTCGGCTGCCTTCTGTGCGGCAACCTGCGGGTCTTCCTGCTGCACAACCTTCGGCTTGCTCGGTTTGCTACCCATCACGCACCTGCCTTCGGCTCAGGGCAGAGCCAGCCGTCAGGCGTCATAACTGCCTGCTTGAGGGTGGTGGGATCGACTGCACGCGCGGTAGGCGTGGCTGCGGTGGCGGCCTTGGCTGCCTGACCTTGCTGCTCAGCAGGCTTGACGAAGGGCTCGCCACCCGCGTTCAGGCGCTCGGCCTCTGCTTCGGCCTGGGCCTTGGCGCCTTCACCGATAGCAACGAAGTCGCTGAACCAGTCGGCCTGCTCTTCTGTCGGTGCATACCAGATCTTCCAGCGGCCACCGCCGTTGTGTCTGGCCGAGAATGCTGGAGCGCCCAGCGGAAACTTGTCATCGCCGGAATGTTCTTCGGGCGCGGTGGGCGTGGCTGCGGTGGCGAGCGGCTCGCCTGGGGTGTGCGCGGTAAGGTTTTCGGGGGCTGGCATGGTGGTCTCCGGTGCATGGGGGATTGCAACGGAGGCCAGCATGGGTGGGGGTGGGTGTCGGATTCCCGACTATTTCGAGTGGTACGCCCACCAGTCCCCAATCGAACACGTGGGCAGCCTGGCACGGTCGCCACCAGTCACCTGGCACCAGAACGCCACAAGGCGCTCTCCCTCGCTGTAACGAGGCTCTGCGCCCTGCTTCCAACCCAGCAGCGTGGTACGGGCCACACCGATGGCGTCAGCGACAGACTGCGGCGAGTAACCGGCACGGCCCAAGGCGGTGATGACCTGGAACCAGTCGACGCGCAGCTCCTGGGCGGCCTGCATGTCAGCCCCCAAACGCGCACGCGCGCGAGGTAATGGGCGGTTGAGCACTTGCCCGCTCCAGCATCGCAGTCAATTCATCGAATATTTGCACCAAAACTGTGCGCGGGTTTTGCGCTTGGTCGAGCTCGAACGGATGGATCGCATGTCGTAGCCCGATCATTGTGCCGTCCGGCAGCATCTGGTCCACGGCGATGAACACGAAGCCGTCTTCGCCGAACTCCCGGCAATGCCAGCAAGGCTTGTTCATGCTTCACCCCCAATCAGCGGGACCACGCGCACGGATACGCCCGGGGTTTCGCCGTACCGCTTACGCTGATGGCCATCAACTGCCTGGACGTCATCAACCCACACAACGCCGTTGAGGCCGTCATAGATCGCCTTGATGATGTTGTCCTTGTCAGGTTTTTTGGTCGGGAATATCTCGCCGGCAAGGGCCTGCAACTTCCGTTTTTTCGACCAGGATTGAGGCACGCTGACGGTGATGGATAGCTCGACCATCACCGCGCCGGTTATGAGTGATCGCCCGGCCATTGCTTGGTGCGCAGCGTGAGCGATGAGGCCTTCGTAGTTGGCCGTCTTCTCTGGGGTATACAAGCGTGCATGACCGCCGACCTTCCCCACGCGCGGCCTGCCCTTGCCCACGGGCTCACCTGGCACCACGAACGAAACTGGCTTGAGGTCATGCATGGGTGTCACTCCGCTTGATACCCATCTTGGCCAGCAGCAGAGCGCGGGCCTGTTTCGGGTCTGTGGGTAGGCCTTGGGCTGTAATCAGGTCGCGCACCTGCCGGTGTGATGCGGCGTACTGGACCTGCATCGGGGTCTTGGTTTCGTGCTCGATGCCTTCGGGTATTTCTTCGGTCAGCGGCTTACCCATGACGGCGCGGGCGCGGACGATGGCAAAGGCGCGGTTGAAGCGAGCCCGAAGGTGCTTGTCGGTTGTCCTGCCTGCCTTGAGGTCGAACGTGCCAGTGGCCTTGGCTGCAATCTGAACCGCTTCATGGCTGTACTCGCCGCGTAGCGCCTGCTCCCAGGCTTCTGCCTCGGTTGGCATGCCTGGAATCTGCAGGCACATGCACCGGAACTGCGTGGCGCTGGGCGGCCACCCGTCGTTGTCCAGGTTGCTGAGCTGTGCCAGGCCGTTGGCAATGTGCTTACCGTTGAGGCCGGTCAGGTGCTTGGCCCAGGCGTGATCAGTCCTTGGGCTCTCGCCAAAACTCGACGTCCAACGGTGCCCGTAGGTCTCCGACATGGTCACCCAGAGCTTCTCCAGCAGATCCATGCGCAGAGGCTCCACAGGCTTTGGCCCGCTCTGATCTGTTGAGCTCGATTGCGAGCCTGACCCGGTCTGGAGCTGAGATAGAACGCGGGCGGACGTTGCGCTTGCTGGTGGCGCTGTCTGGATGGGTTTCTGCTTGGGAATATCCTGGTCGTTGTGCATTTCGCACCTCGCGCTTGAGCTTCTGTGCCAGTTCGTGTTCCCACTGGCCTTGGGATTGGTACTTGTCGGGGCGGTTGATCCAGTACGAGCGAAACTCCATCAGCAGTTCAGCGCTGACAGTTGCGGCGCCCAGGCCGTTTCGAAGTGCGGTTGCTTTCCAGCCGTTGCGGGTGGGCTCCCAGTCGTCATGCATCGGGAACCTGTCGGTGGAGTCGTGCGCGGGGTGACGTGACGTAGGAAGAAAACCGGATATCGGAGGTAGGTTGCTGTTCAGCGGGTCAGCTGTTTCTGATGTGGTTGCTGATTCGTTAGCAGAAACGCTGAAAGCCTCGCCATTGCTGGGTTCTTGCTGGTTTTCGTTCGGTTGCTGATGTGGTTGCTGATGTGGTTGCTGTTCGGTTGCTGATGTTTCGGGCAGACCATCCCTGCTGGCGAGTGGAAGCAGGTAAACCATCGGCCCGCGTGACTCCAAAACCCCAAGGGTCAGCAGTCTGTCGAGCACCGAACGAACACGCTGGCGGGTTGGTGATCCCGAGTCGTGACGGCCCCTGGTGGGGGTTACATAAAGCACCTCGCGCAGCATCTGCTCGCTAATACGACGCTTAATGCCGGCAATGCCGGTTGCGTAGTCCATGAAGCGCCTGATCGAGCAATACAGCAGGAACACGTCGCCCGGCTCTTCAACCAGGGCAGCCCACTCTGCATCGTTGATCTGAAAGGCCGGCATCGATCAGTCCCAGCCCAGCGGGCCGGGCCGCTTCTTTTCTGCCCGCAATCCCAGCTCAGCCAGCGTCTCTAGTGAGCGCAGGTAGTTCGGGTTCACGACCACGGCATCTACTGGCACTACCTGAAGGCCGAGGATCGCAAGCACCTTGCTCCAACGCTCGATATCGCCTTCCTTCCAACGGCTGACCGTCGACTCATTCACGCCGATTGCGTCAGCAATGTTCTTTTGGCCGACAGACACAAGCCGCTGCAAAACCAGAGACTCAATCTCCCGTGCCCTTGCTGTCGGCTCAGCGCTTAATGCAGGGGTCGACATGATCAAGACGCCATCTCAACAGAGTCCTGCGCCGGATAGATGTCCGGGCGCAGCTCGGTGCGGGATACGCCAGAAGCCGATTCAACCTGCAGCACGCGCTCGGCCGGGACCTTCCCGGTGGCGCACCACTGTTGAACGGCTTGGGGGGTGACTTTGATCTTGCGGGCCAGCGCCGACTGGCCACCGGCTGCAACTGCAGCGCGGGATACGGCATTCATTTCAGAACTCATTACCAGCTCCAATGGGGAGATTTGCGTGGAAGACTACAACCACTTACAAGAAGCTACAAGAATTTATTGCAATGCCGATTGCAACAACCCCTTGTATCGTTCGCGGATGGATACCATCGCCAAACGAATCGCCAGGGCCCGCGAACTGCAGGGTCTCAACCAGTCCGAGCTGGCACGTAAGCTCGATTTATCGCCCCAAGCGGTGCAAAACTGGGAAGCGGGTAAGTCAGCCCCCAAAGGGGCGCGCATTCGCGACGTGGCCCAGATACTCCAGACGACAGTTGAATATCTGCTTTTCGGCAACGACAAAACCGGCGTCATTTCGGCCACGTCAAGGTTTCCTGACGAGATCAGCTCAGTTCGAGAGAGCTATGCCAAGTACTCTCAAGGCGCCGTTGAGGTTTTGACCGGGACTGATCTGCCTGACTGGCTAGAAAAGCAGATCGCCGAGCTTGCAATTGAGCTGGCCGAAGCCTATCGAGAGGGTCGAATTCAGGAAGCAGAGATAGGGGCGATACGCACTTTGATAAGGGCAAAGAGATAATCTGGCGTGTTGTATGGCGCGGGGGTGGAATGTGAAACGTAATTACCTTCTGATGATGCTTGCCCTCGCTACTGGCGTAGCGTCAGCAGATATCGTTTCTCCGTCTCATCAGTGCACTGAGCCGGTCCTTGATAATACTGGCGACGATTACTCGCAGAGAATGCGAGCGTTGCAGATAGAGGAATACAAATCCTGCATTGAGTTTTTTGTGAGTGAGCAGGAAACAGCCATGGAAAATCACAGGCAGGCGGCGCAGAAGGCAATAGAAGAATGGAACGATTTTGCTTACAGACTGGAGCGTTGAGTGGGTTTCCGCTCCCTTCTGTACTGGTTCGACCGCGCCTTTGAGGGTGACCGCCGGCCAATCTGGTTTATAGCGGTATACCTGGGCGCAATAGTCATGATCGGCGGCAGCTTCTGGCTGTTCGGATAGCCAGAAACGAAAAAGCCCCGCGCTGGCGGGGCTTATTGAACGATGATCCAGTCGTTACAGGGCATTTTAGACCGGTAATCCTGTAGCTCTTTATCGTACATGTGGCAGATCCCTTTCATCAGTTCGGCATCTTCCATCAGGTCATGCCCATCGGGATCAAGAACAGCCAGCAGAAAATAGGGCGCTTTGGGTGCAGTAGGCGCATACGCATACACAAGGATCGTGTCGGATGTGAAATTGTCTTGGGTGAAATTTCTTTCGTAGAAATTTTCGCTGATGTAGTCCCAGCTTGCTGCAGAGCTGCCGTTTTCCATGTGCACGTGCCAGAGCTGGCGCGACACCGCTTCCCTGGGCCGGTCATGCTTTTTATCACGGCCAAAAAGTGCCCCGAAGCTCTCGTTCCCGGACACTTTATAATCGTAGAATTTTTGTGCTAACTCTTGAGACGGGGCATCACCTAGGATGGGTCTAAGCGTGCGGCTGATGACTACTGCCATGCTTGCGAAGCTTCCTGCCTGCATCAATGTAGAGAGCTGCGCATTCTTGCTTCGCACGCGAAAGCAACTCATCGCTCAGCAATGGACTACGAACGCGGCCAGCGCGAGAAGCGGGCTGGCGAGCAACCTGGTCTTCTGGGACTACTGCAATCATGGTCATGACGTACCTCTTCGGCGTGTGCCGTGTATCAGACGCTATCCAACTGTATAGCGTGGGCTCAATTATGGGCACATCGTTCCGACTATTCAACCAATGGTTGTATATAAGTCCTGCTTAGGGCGCCGCAGGCCGTAGCCTGGCCACCCTCTGCGCCGCCTGCTGGTAAGGTCTACTAGCCATGCAGCCCAGAGCTGGAGCACGGCGTAAGCAGATGTTATCGGCCCCGTCTGACAAAGCCCGCCATGAGCGGGTTTTTTTGTGGCTGCTGCATTTTCAACTACAAGCAATTACAAGAAACTGTTGCACAAGTACAACATCCTCTTGTAATGTTTACCCATCGCCAGCCACAACCGGCCAGCGACGGGCCAAGAGCCCACGCTCTTTAAAAACGTGAAGACGAGTCAGCAGGTGCCGAGTGAATCCGGCGATTGAATCCTGCTGAACAGTACGCAATGCGCAATGCGTCCATCACCGGGTATCGGCATGGAGGTTTGCGAGCAACACCGGACACTTTCACTGATGCGCCTCTAGCTGGGGCGCATTGGGAAAACAACCGGGAGGAACCCCAATGCACCACGCAATCAGCAATGCCGGCTCGCGTGAGGCCGGTTACTACCAAGCGGTTGATCGAGGCGAGCGCCATGACCTGGCATTCAACCAGCGCAGCGACAAGCTGCGCGATGACATGACCTGGCAGCGCCTCGAAGAAGTAATGGCCGAAGCGCCGGCGGCACAGCGCAAGGCCTTCTGGTCCCAGTTGCTGGGGCTGATCGACGTTGATCCCCGTTTCATGGTCAAGCAGAACGTGTCGCTGATGGCTGAGCCGCTGCAAGACGCGGTCGCTCTGGCAATCGACGAACAAGTACGGCAGGAGTTGAAGCAGTGAATCGGAAAACCTTCTGGCTCGGCGTGGCCGCCTTCTACATCGTGACGATTACAGGCTGCTTTTATCTCCTGTACCGGGTGGCGCTATGACGATCGTCGCCCGCGGCTACACCGCCTTCGCCCAAGCCCTGCACCAGCAGGGTTTTTTTCTGTTCGCTGATCTACCAGCGGGCACCACCATCACCCGCAAGCGCGGCTATTTCGTTGTGAGGCTGCCATGAACGATGGCCTTTTCTGGGTCTGCGTCACCGTAGCGGTGATTCTCTTTTGGGGTGAGCCCAGCCTAATGGACGCGCTGAAAGAATACCTGCTGAGCCAGGGGTGCACGCCATGACCCACAAACAACGCGCCCGCCGCCTGGGCTTCTGGCTCGGCTCAACCCTGATTGGCTTGCTCTGGCTTGCGCTGCTGATCATCCCTGCCGCCATCGGTGGCTACATCACCGCCGAACAGCCGGCCAGCGTCATCACTTCGAGGTAACCCAATGTCTTCCGTCACCACCGTGCGTGCCTCGTCCTGGGGCTCGCTGTTCAACTGCGCCCATCAGTGGGAGGGCGTGCACCTGCTGGGCATGAAGTCGCCCAGCAGCCCACGTGCCCTGCTTGGTACCGCAATTCACGCCAGCACCGCGGCTTTCGATGCGGGTCGCGTCAACGGCAACCCGGTGTCGGCCTTCGATGCCGCCGACCTGTTCGTTCACTCGCTGCGCCAGCCTGAATACGAGGTCGACTGGCGCGGCTCGGACATCACGCCCAAGCAGGCCGAGCAGACCGGCCTGGTGCTGCACAGCAAGTACTGCAACGACATCAGCCCCCGTTATGACTTCGTGGCGGTCGAGCTGACCACCAAGCCGCTGGAGATTGATTGCGGTGGCGGGATCATCGTTCGGCTGACCGGCACGCTTGACCGGGCGCGCATCAAGCAAGGCGCAGACGGTATCGGCATTGCCGACGTGAAGACCGGCGGCGCTGCTGTCACCGCCGACGGAACGGCCAAGACCAAGGGCCACAAGCCACAGATCGGCACCTACGAGCTGCTGTATGAGCACACCACCGGCCAGCCCTGCACTGCGCCGGCCGAAATCATCGGGCTGCGCACCAAAGGCAAGCCCGCTGCCGGTACCGGCGAAATCATCGGCGCCCGTGAGCTGATGGTGGGCAACGAAGACACGCCAGGCCTGATCCAGTTTGCCGCCGACATGTTCCGTACCGGCCTGTTTCCACCCAACCCACAGTCCTTCACCTGCTCGGCGCGGTATTGCCCGCGCTGGTCTACCTGTCCCTACCACGATTGAGGTTCCTATGACCCAGCAAGCCACCACCCTGGCGCAGATGCAGACCAGCGCTGTAGCCAAGCCCAATGACGCCCCCATGTCCCTGCTAACCGGCCAGGGCTTCGACCAGATCCAGCGCGTTGCCAAGGCTCTGAGCGCTTCCACCTTGGTGCCGGTTCAGTACCGGGCCTTTGTCGAGAAGAAGGAATACGGCAAGGTCGTTGGCCACGAACAGAACGGTGCCGGCCTGCCGAACTGCATCGTGGCCCTCAACATGGCCCAGCGCATGGGCGCTGATCCTCTGATGGTCATGCAAAACCTGTACGTGATCGAGGGACGCCCGAGCTGGTCAAGCCAGTTCATCATCGCGTCGATCAACAGTTGCGGCCGATTCAGTCCGTTGCGTTTCGATCTGAGCGCCCCTGGAAAGACCGAGGAAATCAGCTACAGCGCCACATTCTGGAAGGATGGCAAGAAGGTCACCGAACAGCGCAAGGCGAAGATTCAGCACCGCACTTGCACCGCCTGGGTGATCGAAAAGGAATCCGGCGAGCGCCTGGATGGGCCAACCGTATCGATGCAGATGGCTATCGACGAAGGCTGGCTCACCAAGAACGGCAGCAAGTGGCTGACCATGCCGGAAATCATGCTGCGCTACCGCGCGGCAAGCCTGCTGGGTCGCCTTTACGCCCCTGAGCTGCTGATGGGCCTGCAGACCCGCGAAGAGGTCGAGGACTTCATTCAGGCCGAGCGCGACGATTCCGGCGCCTACACGGTCGACATGAACGACCTGCGTAACCGCGACCCTGAGCCGCCAGCGGTGGTCGATACCGACGATGACGAACCAGCCAACGTCGACACCAGTACCGGCGAAATCATCGACGCTGAACCGGAATCCCCAGCCGATGAAGCCAAGCCAGCGGCCGACGAAGAAGCCGGCGGTCTGAACCTGGAGTAAGCCCATGGCCAGCCAAACCGTGGAAGAACTCTACGACCGGGTTGAGGAATTCACCTCACTACTCGCCGCGGCGGAACTCCACGCGTCGGGCGCCTGGGAAGACGAGTTTGTTGAAAACCTGCGGGCCAGCTTCAAGCGCCATGGCCCGCGCACCCTCCTGAGCAACGCCCAGCAGCGGAAGCTCGAGCAAATAGCCAAGCACTGAGGATTACCTATGAAAATCGAACATCGCGATGCAATCGACCGTGCCCGCATGCATGGCGTAGAGCCAATGGTGCTTGCCCACCAACTGATGGTGCATGACCTGGTGGAAGCGGCTTTGTTTGAGCTGCGTAACATCAAGACGCCGTTCAGCAAGTTGAACGAGGAAGACCAGCAGGAGGTGATTGACCGCATCACCGAGCAAGCAAAGGAAGTGGTTTATACCGCCATCAGCATCATCAGCTCGCGCAGCGTTGACACCATCCCGATCAAAATCGCTGACTCCAAATTCAAGGAAAAGAGCATCACGGTCACCGGTTCTGTGGACGCCCAGGACCCGAACCGTCACGGCCTGATCGATCTTTCCGGAAAGCTGGCCTTGCTGGTTCTGGCCCCGAATGACTACGCAGAAGGCGTGGACGGTATCCGTGGCGAGCGTGACCAACGCGAGTTGCCGCTGTCCGCGGCTGATCTGGCAGCCGGCATGGGTTTGAATCCCACAAGACAGGCAGAGCTGGACGAGCTTGAGCGTCGAGACTTAGAAAACTCGCCTGCCCTTTTCCGTGCAGCAGAGGAAGAGTTCAAAACACAGGCCGGTATTCATAGCGGCACCTTCGGCGGCCACACCATCGACGAAATCACCGTCATGGTGCTGCGCAAGGACACAATCGATATCAGCTGGCTGCAATCGCGCTTCGCACTCAGCACCGACGATGCCCAGCGCGTCACCCTGTTGCTGCTTGAGGCGAACGTCATCGCTCTGGAAGGCGAAGGCGACAGCCCAGACCAGAACCTCTACCGCATCACGGTCGCCAACAACGAGCCCGTCAACCTGGAGTAAGCCGCCATGCGCATCACAGAACTCAATATTTCCAACTTCCAGGGGCTGCGTGACGCAGCCCTTGTTGTTTCTGCTCCCCTGCTGCTGGTCGCCGGCCACAACGGCGCTGGCAAGTCCTCCCTGCTGGACGCCATCAGCATGGCGTTCACCGGCCAGCCCCGCCGCGTCAACCTCAAGAAGGACGTCGGCCAGCTGATCACCGAAGGCCAGAAGAAGGGCGAAGCCCACGTCACCTGGCTGGACGATGCCGGCGAAGAGCAAACCGCCTGGGTCATGCTGCCCAAGGGCAACACTGCCCCGCTGGTCGACATGCCCTATCTGCCGTTCGTGCTGGACGCTTCCAAGTTCGCCAGCCTGGACGGCAAAGAGCGCCGCCGCACGCTGTTCGAGCTGACCGGCGCCAAGGCCAGCCCCAACGAGTTTGCCACCCGCCTGGAAGCCAAGGGCGCGCCGGCTGTGCTGGTGGAGAAGATCAAGCCGATCCTCAAGTCAGGCCCACAGGTTGCCGCCGATCAGGCCAAGGAATACGCCAGCGAAGCGCGCGGCGCCTGGAAGCTGATCACCGGCGAGAACTACGGCAGCGAGAAGGCCAGCGACTGGGAACCCGCAGAGGTTCAGGTCAGCGGCGTGGACCAAGCCCAGGTTGATGCTGTTGCAGCCCAGGTGCAGGTTATCGAACAGGACATTGCCGAGGCCCAGCAAACCCTGGGCGGGCACAAGTCCGCGATTGCCGCCGCCGGCCAGCGCGAGCAGCGTATTCAGCAGCTGCAGGACGAAGCCGCATTGCTCGACCGCCGCCGCGTGAAGCTGGACACCGACAAGGCCCACCGTGACGACATGGATGCCAAGCTTGCAGCAGCACGTGAAGCAGCCCAGGGCGATAAGCCACGCACCGCGCTGGACTGCCCGTGCTGCAACGAGAAGCTGGCATTTGAAGGCGGCGTACTGATCAAGCACGAAGCCCTGGCAAAGGTCGCCGACCCCGAAGCCGCCCGCCGCGTTACCGAGTACGCCGGTTACCTGGACAGCGCTGTGCGTGCCGTGCAGAACAGCGAACGCGATGTGCGTGCATCAGAAGACGCAGCCACCCAAGTGCTGGCCCTGCAGGCAGAGTCGGCCACTGTGCCAAACGCTGGCGCCATCGCCCAGGCCGAGCAAATCATCAACGACCTGCGCCAGGAGCGCGACAAGTTCAACGCCAAGCGCATGGCCTTGCAAGAGGCCCTTGATGCCACCACCGGCCGTGCCGACACGATCATCAAGGCCGCACAGCAGCATGAGCTGGTGAAGTCCTGGTCACTGATCGCTGATGCCCTTGGCCCGAACGGTATCCCGTCCGAGATTCTGGCGGACGCCATCGGGCCGATGAACAAGCTCTTGGCCAGTTACTCGGCTGCCACCGGCTGGGCATCGGTGCAGATCAGCGAAACCATTGATGTCACGTTCGGCGGTCGCCTCTACGGGCTGCTGAGCGAGTCGGAGAAATGGCGCTGTGATGCCCTGCTGACCGCCGCCATCGCGCGCCTTTCGGGCCTCGGCCTGGTGGTGCTGGACCGCCTCGACGTGCTCGACCTGCCCAGCCGCGGCCAGGCGCTCAAGTGGCTGATGCAGCTCACCAAGTCCGGCGACCTGCAGTCGGTGATTCTGGCCGGCACCCTCAAGCAACCGATGGAGAACCCGCCGACCGGCCTTCAAGCCGTCTGGATCGACGGCGGCACCATCGCCCAACCACAAGCCAAGGCCGCGTAAAGCGGCCTTTCTTTTACTCGAGTAAAAACTATGTCCCTTATCTGCGTATTCGACACCGAAACCACCGGCCTCCCGGCCTTCAAGCTGCCGAGCGGCGACCCGAGCCAGCCACATATCGTTGATATCTGCGCCCTGCTCTACACGCCCCAGGGCGAGCTAGTCGACAGCTTCGAGGCGATGATCAAGCCGGAAGGCTGGGTGATCCCTGACGAAGTGGCCGCCATCCACGGCATCACCACTGAAATGGCCTTAGCCGAGGGCATCCCCGAGGACGAGGCACTGCTGGGCTTCTTGGGCATCTGGCGCCAGGCCAGCGTACGCGTGGCGCACAACGTGTCGTTCGATGACCGCATTCTGCGCATCGGTCTGACGCGGTTCTTCGGTGACGAAATCGCCGACGACTTTAAGGCCGGCCCGAACTACTGCACCTGTCAGAACAGCAAGAACCTGGTCAAGTGCCCGCCCACCGAGAAGATGATCCGCGCCGGTTTCGGCAACCAGTACAAGGTGCCAACCGTGGCAGAAGCCCTCAAGCACTTCACCGGCGAAGAGCTGGTCGGGGCTCACCGGGCGCGACCTGATACCGAGGCTTGCGCACGCATCTACTTCGCACTGCAGGCGCTGCAAGCAGCCTGACCAATAGCGCCCCTGCCGGGGCGCTAGTTCCTCAACAGATACCGGAAAGCGCCTTGCACTAGGGCGATTCCCCGTGCCTGGAATAAAAGGAACCAACCAATGACTTCACTGAAAAAGCCTGCACCGTTTGACTTCCACACCCAGTACGGCCTGCCGCTGGCCGAGAGTGATGACGAGATCAACGTCGACCTGTTTGCCGGCGGCGGTGGCGCCAGCACCGGCCTTGAAATGGGGCTCGGGCGCCCAGTGCACATCGCAATCAACCACAACCCGGCCGCCATCAGCATGCATGAGGCCAACCACCCCGGCGCGCTGCACCTGCAGACGGATGTGTGGGCCGTTGACCCGGTTGAAGTGCTGGCCGGCCGGCATATCGGCTGGTTCCACGCATCCCCGGACTGCACCCATCACAGCCAGGCCGCCGGCGGGCAGCCCCGCAAGAAGGAGATCCGCGACCTGTCCTGGGTGGTGATCAAATGGGCGGGCATTGCCCAGCCGCGCATCATCAGCCTGGAGAACGTGAAGCAGATCCGCCAGTGGGGTCCGCTCATTGCCAAGCGCTGCAAAAAGACCGGCCGCGTCATGAAGCTGGACGGCACCGTGGCAGCACCAGGCGAGCGCACCCCGCGCGGTGAGCAGTTCCTGGTGCCAGACCCAAAGCGCAAAGGCACCACCTGGCTCAAGTTCCTCGGCTGCCTGCGCGGCCTGGGTTACGCCGTCGAGCACAACATTCTTAAGGCCTGCGACTTCGGTGCACCAACCAGCCGCGAGCGCTTGTTTCTGGTTGCTCGGCGTGATGGCCATCCCATCGTATGGCCTCAGCCAACGCATGCGGCCAAGCCGGGAAAGGGCCAGAAGCCCTACCGCACTGCCGCCGAGTGCATTGACTTCAGCCTGCCCACCCAAAGCATCTTCGGCCGTAAGAAGCCCCTGGCGGACGCCACAGAGCGGCGCATCGCCAAAGGCATTCAGCGTGAGGTGCTGCAAAAGGCGAAGCCGTTCATCGTGCCGATCGCCAACTGGTCGCGGGACACACTGCACGCACTGGACCAGCCATTGAACACCGTTACAGCCTGGCCGCGTGGTGGATCGTTTGCAGTTGCTTCGCCAACCTTGGTGGGCGTTGGCGGCCGGGCCGGTCAAACCGAGCCGCGTAGCGCAGACAGTCCCATGTACACGATCACCAGTAAGGGTGATTCAGCCGTCGCTACCGCTTTCCTCGAGCAGGCCAACGGCGGCTTCAACACCATGCTGTCACGGGGTATGGAGCAGACGGTCTCAACGGTGACCAACACAGGAAGCCAGCAGCGGCTGGTGACTGCCAACCTGGTGCACCTGCGCGGCAACTGCGATGCGCGGGATGTAGAGGACCCACTGCATACCGTAAGCGCAGGCGGCACGCACCATGGACTAGCCACTGCGTTTCTGTCACGGCAGTTCGGCGCGAGCGTTGGGCAGGCAGTGGATGAGCCATCGCCCACCATCACCGCAGGCGGTGGCGGCAAGTCGGCCCTGGTTGAAATAAAACTCTCGCCAGAAGCTGAGGAAGGCGCCCTGCGCTGCGCGGCCTTCCTGATGAAGTACCACGGCATCGGCGAGAACGTTATTGGTATGGATGAGCCAGTCAGCACCGTGACCACCAAAGACCGCCTGGCCTTGGTCACAGTCTGGATCGGTGGCGACCCGTATGTGATCGTGGATATCTGCCTGCGCATGCTGCAGCCGCATGAGCTGTATGCAGCGCAGGGCTTCCCGCCCAGCTACATCATCACCCACGGGCACGATGGTCGGAAGTTCACCAAGTCGGAGCAGGTGTTCATGTGCGGCAACAGCGTAAGCCCCCCGCCGATGGCCGCCATTGCAGCGGCCAACGACACGTGGTCACCGCGACAGGCGCTAGCCGCATAAATCACCACCCTGCCCGGTCGTTTCTTGCCGGATGCGCTGACCGGGCAAGCGGCACCTGAGAGTTATCAACTCATATACCAACTCACGCCACTGGCGAGGTATACCCATGTCCAATGAGAAACCAATCCTGTTCAGCGGGCCGATGGTCCGCGCCATCCTTGAAGGCCGGAAGACGGTCACGCGGCGATTGGTGAAGCCACAGCCAGACTTCCTCGGCTCGATGACTGACCCCACTACGCCTTTCAAGACGCTGGGCCCCGGCCTGCATGGGCAGATCGTCTGCCCTTACGGCCAGCCAGGCGAAAAGCTTTGGGTGCGCGAGACGTTTGCCGTCTATGGCGATGAGAAAATGGCTGCAATCCACTACCGCGCAGACCGCCCTCACGACGTTGGCCGCAAGGGCTTGGGATACAAGCCATCAATCCACATGCCCCGCTGGGCCTGCCGCCTGCTCCTTGAGGTTACAGCAGTGCGCGTCGAGCGCCTGCAGGCTGGCGAAGGCGAGACGGCCTTTGAGAGCCGTTACGTTGCTGAAGGGATAAACCGCATCCATCAGGGCGACGGCGATTACGCCTTCCACCCATTCAAATCTGAGCCGGGTCCAGGCAGCTGGCTCGACCCGTTCGACGCATGGCGCGAACTGTGGGTGTCAATCAACGGCGCCGAGTCTTGGAATTCAAACCCCTGGGTTTGGGTGGTCGAGTTCAAGCGAGTGATGCCATGAATCGCCCAGCCATGAAACCCGCAGACCGCCGGCAGCTTCGCGCCATGTCGACCGAGTTTGTGCGAACGCCGACCCCAGAGCCCATCAACAGGGTGATGTTTAACGAGGGCAAGCGCGATGCCGTTGATATCGTCAACGCCTGCAAGGACCTGCTGCGCTCACCTGTAGGCCGTGAATCCCTGGTAGCTAAGTTGCGGTCCGCCAGCAAGGGCCGCCCGCTGAGCATCGTTAAAGGCTTTGAATCCATCATCACCATGATCGAAACAGTTCCGTACTAACCCACCAGCAACTAACCACCGCCAACCAATCACAGCGCCGGTCCTTCCGGTGCGGGGGGATACCCATGTCTGCAGCAAAGAAACTTGATCACTCAGTCACTCCAGCCGACTGGATTCGGGGCTGCTTGCTGCCCCAGGTTTTCGGCATCACCCCGGAAGCTGCGCGCAAGTACCGTGACCGCGGCAAATGGTTGGAGAACAAGCATTACCGGCTTGACCCTACAGGGCGTTATGTCTACAGCCGGGCGGCGATCACAGCGTGGATGGAGGGGCGCGGGTGAGTAAGGTCCAATTGCCCAAGGGGGTGGCCAAGCTGCCCCAGGGCGTAGAGATAGTCGGCAATCAGATACGCCTATCGTTCTATCTGCACGGTCAGCGATGCCGGGAGCCATTGCCCGGCATCGCCAACATAACCAAGGCTGCAATCGCCTATGCAGACAACAAGCGGCGCACCGTACTGGCGGAAATCAAAGAAGGTCGGTTCGATTACGCGGTGCACTTTCCGGAGTCGCCGCGCGCCGCGATCTTCTCCACCACCGGCGGGGCCAGCATCAAGCGCACCGTTGCCGAGGGCGTGGATATCTGGCTTGAAGTGATCAAGGCCAAGAAGGCAAAAACCACGTTCGACAACTACCGGTCAAAGTCGAAGCACGTTCTATCCTGGGCAGGCCCGCGCCGCATTGTTGATATCAGCAAAAGCGACCTTGAGCTGTTCCAGGCCAAGCTGCTGCGCGCCGGGCTTTCACCCAAGACCGTCAATGACGTGTTCACGGTCGTGCGTGGGGTTTGGGGTGATGCGTTTCAAGACGGGATCCTTCGCGCAAACCCGCTTGAGCGAATCAGCAACATCGAGCGCGATGGCGAAACGGAGTTTGCCAACCCGTTCAGCCGGGATGAAATCAAACAGATTGCGGCCGGCGACCCCGCGCGCATGAGTGACGTGAGGATGATCCTGTTCAACTGCTGGACGGGGCTGTCGGTATCAGAGCTGGTCGCCCTGGCCGTCGAAGACATAGACAGGGAAGCCGGCGGCATTCACATCAGGCGCGCGCGGGTGGCCGGTGAATACAAAGTGCCAAAGGAGCGATCACGCATCCGCTTTGTCGAGCTGATCGCGCCGGCAATGGAACTGCTCGAGCAAATCCAGCAGGACGCAAAGGGGCAAACGCCCATCACGCTGCAGGTGACGCAGCGCGATAACGTCACGCACAAGAAGGAGCGGGTCACCCTGCTGTTCCGGAACTCAATCAGCGGCGTGCCATGGAGCGTGCAGAACGTCAGCGAGTGGCTGACCGAGCACCTGAAGCGCAGCGGCGTGGCCCATCGAGGCCCGAACCAGTGCCGCCATACGTTCGCCAGCCAGGCCATTTCCAGCTATGTGCCGCTTGAGTGGGTGGCACGCCAGCTTGGCCACGCTGACACCACCATGGTCAAGAAGCACTATGGCCGATGGATTCCGTCCAACACGAAGAGCATGGCAGGCATGGTTTCTGAAATGATGGGCTTTTGA